TAAACAACATGAAACCCCATATCCATACCGCAACCTTTAACAAAGATAGCTCCATTATCTTTTAATTTATACCCCAAAATTTTAGACACATAATAAGACCAATAGCTAGGTGTATTGTCTTTAATGTCTAAAACTGTTATTTGTCTTGACATACCACTAGGGGAAACTTTAACAATTTTTGTGTATAAAGTATCACCTTTATTGATATGTTTTTTTATGTACTCAATCGCTTCTTGTCTTTCTTGTTTTTTAGTCATCTTTTACCCTTTCTTTTGTTAGTTTTTTGTATATATTCAACAAAGGTAATTAATAACAAATTATGACTATCTTGTCAATACCTAGTCAATAACATATTTATGAGTAATAAAGTAAAGTTCACATCAGAAGTATTAGAAGCCATATTTGCAGAGTTGGCATTGGGTAAGTCTGTAAAAAAGGTATTAGAAGCCAAATCATTATCTTGGGAGGGATTTAGAAAGCTTTTACACAAAAAACCCAAAATACGACAAGAATATGAACAAGCCAAAAGTGATGGAGTAGATTATTTATTAGGTGAAGCTACATCACAGCTTGAAAGTGCAATCGCAGACTTTAAAATAAATGGTAAAGGCGACCTTGCAATCAGTCATTTAGTCAAGGAAGCTGTTGCATTAACTAAGTGGAAAGCTACCCATTTATTACCCAAATACTCCAACAAACAGCAAGTTAAGCACAGTTTTAACGCAGAAACTCCGCTTGTTGTGAAGTGGGAAAAGTCTCAGTAATTATTAAATAAGATAAGTAATACAACATTTATTAGTGTTGGACTGCCAACCTTTTTGTATAAAGTTGCCTACACAACCTATAAGAATTAAAATAAATTGCTAGTTGTAGGCAGATAAACGCATAATTGTACAATGCAACTTGTATATTGTTCTGAGAAGTTATTAGTTATCAGTAATTATTGTAGTTGTATCGCAATAATTAAAGCTGGGGGTTTTAAATGCAACCCCACCGCTAAAAATTTTACGCAGGTTGTCTTACGTTATTAGGAGGTGTATATAAATAAATGAGGAGACCGATTTATGGATAAGCCAAAAATATATGCAATCATTCTTGTTTCAGAAGCAACAAATTCTGTATCAGTTCATTTTGAAGGTTTTGAGGATTATCAAGATGCTAAAGACTTCTCCAGATATATCGGTAAAGAACTCAACATAGAAAACTTGCCTTTTCCTGAGAATGACACTATTCACTAGGTAGGGTTTTATTTTAAATGTCAGAAATCGTAATTCCATACTCACCAAGAAAGCTTCAAAAATTTTTGCACACACAAATTCCTAAAAGCCGATTTAACGTAATTGTGGCACATAGGAGGTCTGGCAAAACTGTAATGTGTATCAACCACATGATAAGGGATGCTTTAACTAATACGCAGCCGAATCCTAGATATGCCTTCATATCACCAACATTTAAACAGGGTAAAAGTACAGCATGGGATTACATCAAAAATTTTGCCAAGAATATTCCATTTGTTAAATTCAATGAATCAGAACTAAGGTGTGATTTTCCTAATGGGTCAAGAATAACAATCTTAGGTGCTGAGAACGATCAAGCATTGAGGGGTATCTTTTTAGATGGATGTGTTATGGATGAAACGCAGAATATTAGTCCAACATTATTTCCTGAAATTATTAGACCAGCATTAGCCGACAGGAAAGGATGGTGTGTATTTATAGGTACACCAAAAGGTCAGAATTATTTTTACAAACTTCATAAAGAAGCTATGCAACAAAAAGGTTGGTGGACAGGGGTTTTCAAAGCATCTCAAACACAAATACTAGACAAAGAAGAATTACGATCTGCACAAAATACTATGTCAGATGATCTATATAATCAGGAGTTTGAGTGTTCGTTTCAAGCAGCTATTACAGGATCATATTATGGAGCTATTATAGAAAAACTAGAGATAGGTAAAAGAATGACATCTGTGCCTTATGATGAAAACTTAGATACAGAGACTTGGTGGGATTTAGGATTAAAGGACTCTACAGCTATTTGGTTTGTTCAAAGACATGGAGATCAAATAAGAGTTATTGATTATGAAGAAAACTCAGGTGAAGGATTAGATTTTTATGCAGACTTGCTAGATAGCAAACCCTATAAATATTATAGACATATAGCTCCGCATGATATAAAAGTTAGAGAATTAGGAGCTTTTGGAAAATCAAGGTTGGAAATTGCTTTGGAATTAGGTATATCTTTTGATATTGCACCAAAACTTTCTATTGAGGATGGCATTGAAGCAGTCAGGAAAGCTTTACCTAATTGTTATTTTGATAAAGAAAAAACAGCAGTGGGTATTGAAGCATTAAAAGCTTACTCAAAAAAATGGGATGAAAAGAATCAGTGTTTTAAAAATAGACCAACACACAATTTTGCATCACACCCAGCAGACGCATTTAGATATGGCTGCACATTTATTGGGGGACAAAAAACAAATTGGAAAGAACCAGTTCAGGTTGATACAAGTTACATAGTTTAGTTATGGCAAAAAAAATTGATAGACTAGAAGATTTAGAATTAAAAAATACAATACAATCTCACATACAAAATTCATTAGGTTTTTTAGGTGGAACATTATCTGCTGAAAGAGAAAAATCTTTAGAATATTATCAAGGTGATAAACTTGGTAATGAAATAGATGGAAGATCGCAAGTTGTAAGTACAGATGTTGCTGATACGATTGAAAGTTTATTACCAAATCTTTTAAGAGTTTTTACTGCATCAGACAAGGTTGTGGTTTGTGAACCAGTTAAAGCAGATGATGCACCTTTAGCCGATCAAGCTACAGCATATTTAAATCATATCTTTTATAAAGAAAATGATGGCTTTCAATTATTATATAATTTTTTCAAAGATGCCTTATTAGAAAAAAATGGAATTTTAAAAGTTTTTTATGATGAGGCTCAAAAAGTAGAATATGAAACTTACAAAAATTTAACTGACAAAGATTATGAAGATTTAACTTCTGATGAAAATGTAGAAGTTATAGAACATACAGAAAAATCAGATGTATTAGCCGAACAAGCTGCTGAACAATTTGAAAACCAAATGGAACAGCAAGGTATTGATATAGATTTACCAGAACCTAAATTACATGATTGTAAAATAAAAAGAACAACAACTGAAGGTAAAATTAAAGTTGAATCAGTTCCTCCAGAAGAATTTTTAATAGATCGTATGGCAGTCAAACTTGAAGATGCAAACTTTGTATCTCATAGAGTTCAAATGACTAGATCACAACTAATTAGTATGGGTTATGATAAAGAAGATGTAGAAAGTCTTCCAACTTCTGACGCATCAACTCTTAACACAGAAAGATTAGCAAGATACCAAAACATAGAAGATTTTCCTTTTGATACATCTGATAATATTTCAACACAACTTGTAACAGTTTATGAAAACTATGTTCGTTATGATGCAGATGGAGATGGGATTGCAGAACTTAGAAAAGTTTTATCTGTAGGAGAAAGTTCAGAGTTTGTTTTAGAAAATATGCCATGTGATAGTATTCCTTTTGTATCAATCACTCCTATACCAATGCCACATAGATTTTACGGCAGATCAGTTTCAGAATTAGTTGAAGATATACAATTAATGAAATCAACTGTGATGAGACAACTATTAGATAATATGTATTTAACAAACAACAATAGAGTTGCAGTAATGGATGGAATGGTAAACATGGATGATTTACTAACATCAAGACCTGGTGGTGTTGTAAGAACTAAACAACAACCTAACCAAGTGATGCAACCTATACAAGCTCAACCTATTTCACAACAAGCTTTTCCATTATTAGAATACTTAGATACAGTTAGAGAAGTAAGAACAGGTGTTACAAAATACAATCAAGGTTTAGACTCTGATTCTTTAAACAAAACCGCTACAGGTATTTCTGCAATAATGAATCAAACTCAAATGAGAGCAGAATTGATTGCAAGAATATTTGCTGAGACAGGTGTAAAAGATTTATTTAGAAAAATGTTTGAGCTTTCAGTTAAATATCAAGACAGAGAAAAAATAATTCAACTTAATAATCAATATATTCCAGTTATGCCTACAGAATGGAAAAATCGTTTCAATGTGACTATACAAGTTGGTTTAGGGACAGGCACAAAAGAACAACAACTTGTAATCTTAAACAATATTTTAGATAAACAACTACAAGCTTTTAATTTACAGGGTCAAAGAGAGTTTCCAATGGTAAGTTTAAAAAATATTTATAACACTTTATCTAAAATGATTGAAAACGCAGGTCTTAAAACAGTTGATAGTTACTTTATTAATCCTGATTTAGGTAAACAATTCGTTACTCCTCCACCTGCACCACCAATTCCACCTATTGAAAAAATAGAAATGACTAGAATTGATGCAGAGAATAAGAGAAAAATAGCTGATTTAGAATTAGAGTACAAAGAACTACAACAAAAACAACAAGAAATGTTATTAGACTTTGAAGCTAAGATCAAAGAAATGACATTAAAATATGGTACACAACTAGATACTACAAAATTAAAAGCAGATGCTGAATTAGATAAAATGATTGTCTCAAGTAATAGTAAGATACTTGAAGAAGCACAAAAATCTGCTAATATATTAGGTAAGCAGATACAAGGTATAGATGGATCAGAAGGACAAAGCCAAGAGAAGCCAAGAATTGAGCAGAGCATCTCAGGCAAAACAGATATTACAGAATAAACTTTTTCAAGAGTCTATTCAGGAGCTTAAAAAAATTTATTCAAATGCTTTGTTTGAACAAACTGGAGCAAAAGATGGTGAAGCTAGAGAAAAATTATGGTTAGCTTACCAAGTTCTAGGAAAAGTAGAACAACATTTTAAAGAAATTCTTGAAACAGGAAAATTAGCAGAAAAACAATTAGCTGATTTCCAAAATCAACAAGAAAAATAATTCTAGTCAAAAGATTAGAATAAGCCAACCCATCAAGGGAGCTTAACCATAGGAGACTATATGTCAGAAACAAATCCGTTACTGAACAAAAGTTCGGTACAAGGTGCTGCTAAACATATTGAAGGTTTATTAGACTCTAAAGGAGTAATTTCTAAATCTCAAAAAGAAGAAGCACCAGTTGAATCCAAAGAACCAGAAGCGAAAGCTGAAGATAATCAAAAGGTTCAACAACAACCTGAAGCTCAACCTGAACAGGAAGCTCCAGTGCAAGAAGAAGCATCCGAAGATTCAAATGCTGTAGAGGAACAAGAAACTGATCTACACCAAATTATTGTAAATGGTGAAAAGATTGAAGTTGACCTTGAGGAATTAAAAGCAGGTTATCAAAAAGATGCCGACTATAGACGAAAAACTGAAGAAATTGCGATTGAAAGAAGACAGTTGCAATCTGAAAGTGATCGTTTGAAAAATGAGTATTCAACTAAGATGGATGATCTAAATAATCTTACGGCTACTCTTAATGCTGAACTCAACAGCGAACTAAACTCAAAAGAGTTGGATAAACTCTATGATGAAGACCCAACTGAAGCTGCAAAGCTTGAAAGAAAAATTAGAAGAAGGAGAGAAAGCTTACAGCAATCTCAACTAAAACTAAAACAACATCAAGAACAGGAGTTTCAGAAAATATTAACTGAGGAGCAAAGAAAGGTTGCGATTAAGCATCCTGAAATTGCTGATCCTTTAAAAGGAGCTACAGTTAAAACAAACATGAGAAACTATCTTTTTCAAAGAGGTTTTTCAGATAAAGAAATTTCTGGTATTTATGATAGCAGAATGTTTGATGTGGTCATGGATGGAATGAAGTTTTTAAATACTGCAAAACCAGTGAAAACTAATTTTGCAAAAAAAATTGTCAAACCATCTAAAGTTGTTAAGCCAGGTGTTAAAAGCACAAAAGATGAAAAAGATAATAAATCAAGGTTAACTCAATTAAGAACCTTGAAGAAGTCAGGCAACACAAAAGATGCTGTTGATCTTCTGAAAGGTTATTTATAACAACTAACC